TACTTGATTTAGTGCATTATTAAATTTATTTTGTTCAACTGTATTATTTTGTATTTCTCTATTAATAGTTTTTTCTATTTCACTTAATTGTGCTCCAGCTTGTACTATCATAGTTTGAGCATTAGCTAATCTACTGATGTCAATACTAACATCTGTATTATTAACATTTTGTAAAGCAGTAATTGTAGTATTAATAGCTCCAACGATATTATTTAAAGGAGTGGACATTGCATCCATAAGCATTATAGAACCTTGTATCGTTGACATTAATCCACCTCCATTATTTCTTACTAGCTTCTTTTTCAGCTTGAATTCTTATCTGAATACTTGCCATTATAAATGCTTGTTCTTCCTTTGAAAGTTCCAAAAATTCACTAGGCAACATATGAAACTTATGGAGGCAATAGTAAAGTATATTAGCCTCACTATCGCCTCCATTTATTAGTTTTTTGCTTCTTCAGTTAAATCTTCAAGTGTTTTAAATCCATTAATTTTTTGAACTTCTGAGAATAGATCTTGGAACTCTCCTGGAAGTAACATAGCTGTCAATAAATCAGGTTTGTTTTTTACTTCATAGCTATCTTGTAATTCTTGATTTTGTAAATCTGGAAAGACAACACAAGCAGCAATTAGCATAGAAGAATACTTATTAGAATCTAATTGAGGGAATAATTGTCCTTTTTTTCCTTTTAATTCTTTAATTTCAGTATTAGCTTCTCTTAATATTTGATCTTCCTGTGCTGTTAAAGGTCTTATTTCCCATTCAACAACTTTTCCATCTTCATCTTTAAATCTTTCAGAAACTGCTACTTTTTTATTTTCTTTTTGTACTGCATTTTGTTTTAAAAATACTTCTATATTTGTCATTTTTCATCACTCCTTATATCATTCCATCTAAAATATTAAAATTATTTTTAATTATAAACTTCTCAAATGTAAACTTAATCTCTTCATCCAAATACTCTGCTCCAGCATCAAATTTAGATAAAATTCCCCCATCAGTATTGCAACCTTGGTAAAGGATAGTTTGTCTACCAGCTGTTGAAGTAGGATCTTCATTAGAAACTTCTATTTCAAAGAAAACATCCTCTCCAGTATTTTGATACTTTTCCAATAATTCTCTAAAAATTGGAGCATTATAGTGAACTGTCATAGTTCCACTACCTTTACCACCAACAGATTTATTTCCTTTACTTACTTTACCTAAAATAGGTACTTCAGTTTTTGTTTTTTCATAACTTGCCTCAAATTTAATTGCTGTCATTAAATTATATCTTTTTCCTTCTAATGTAACATAGCATTCGCCTAAGCTACCTGATACAGCATCTTTAGCATTCATTGTTATCATATCTGCCATTCTCTATCTACCTCCTATTGAACAATAACTGTCATATAAAGAATTTCCATACAATTTACAGGATTAACTGGATCCGTAACAACTACTGATTTTTTAGTTAAACCTTTCTCAACTTTAACTTTTTTAGGATCAAAATCTTCAAGTGCTTCTATTCTTTCAAGTTCCTGATGATGTGCAACTATGTCTTTCCATAATCCTTCTCTTCCAGGATTATTATTTCTGCTCTTTCCAGAATGTTTTCTGTTAAACATTAAAGCGATATCATTTCCTATTTGATCTAAAATTCTTATAGTTTGATTTGATTGGAAATCATCATTTTTATAAATAGTTATTGATGTATAACTATTTATATCAGTCAACACATATGGTTCTCCAACATTGTTATGAAATAATAATTGTCCTGTTTTTATTCCATTTATTAACTCAGATTGAGTAAACTTAGTATCAACTATAAAATCTCCATCATATTTTGTATTTGTTAGAGTTGCATTTACTTCACAACTTGCTTCAGCACCTGTTAACCAATAAACTAGTGATTGTTCTGGAGCTCCTTCATCTTTAACTTTATTTTGTAAGTTTATTACTCCTTCATAATCAGCAGGATATCTATATACAACACATTGAAGTTTTACCCCAACTTCATCTCTCATTCTCTTAGTCCATTGAACATATAATTTCTTTATAACTTCATCTTTAGAAGTACATCCAATAGTATTGAAAGAATAAGATTCAGCTAAATCTAAAAACTTTTGATGCTCAGCACCAGTTACAGTAGTCAAGTTAGTACCATTTGCTAGTTTAGTTCCAGCAGTATCTGTAAGTTGAGCTGATTTTTTGAATACAACATAATCATTGTCAATTAATTCAGAAGCATTAGCAACAGTTTGAGCATCTACTTTCTTTGTTCCTAACATAGTAATAACATCTTTTTTATTAGACTCATCTATATTAGTCTTAACTATAATAGTTATGTCATTCCCTCTTGTTCCACTGTATTTTGCAGTTGCATAATCATTACTTGCTTTTACACCATTACCATTTAATCTATAAAGATAAACAGTTTTAGCTTTCATAAATAAATCTCTTAAAGGTTTCATCTTTTCATCAGTATAGTCGTATCCAAAGATTTTCATAGTATCTTTTTGAAAATCACTGTTTTCAACTTTAAAGATGTCGCCATCTACTCCCCAATCAAGTTCAGTAGCAATAGCAGCAAAACCTCTATCAGATATATTAACAGTTGCTCTTGATGCGGAAACAAAGTTAATATATGCTCCTGGTAAAACTTTATTTTGAGTTAAAAAAGTTCCTCCACCGTTCATTATTGAACCTCCTTATTCATAAAATTTTCTATAATTTCATCTATTCTTGAAAAACTATATTCTTCATCATCTTTTAATAAAACATTCAATATATCTTTTCTATTTGAATATTTTTTGCTTGCGATAATTTGTTCTTTTGAATATAGAACTTCATCATCTTTTTTTGTTTTAGTTGCCATTAGTCCCTCCTATCTGGTTTTACATCTGTTTTTAATTCTTCCATAAACGGTTCATCTTCTCCTACTTTTCTTACAAATGGTTTGAAAGTTATAAAGTAATGAAGATTCCCATCTATAAACTGTGAATTTCTGTCTAAGCCTCTTAATAAATCTCCTTCTTCTGTTTTGATTAATTCCAAAATATTATTTAATTTTTGAGCCATTTCCATTAATTCCCAATTATCATCTTCATTTTTAGGAAAATATTGAATATCTAAATCTATTTTTTGTTTATACCTATTCCCTAATACTTGTTTTTCATTAGGATTTAATAGTTGAATAAAAAAGCAAGGTTCTTCAAAACCTTGCTTAATCTTATTTACATATATTTCTACTTCTGGAAATGTTTTCTCAAGAGTATTAGATATAGCACTTACTACTCTACTTAGCATTATCAAACACCTTCTTCAATATACTATCTAATTTCTTTTCTAATATAGCATCCATATTTTCTTTTATTTCATTCTCTGAAATAGTTAACATAAATCTACCAGGAACCCAAGCTCTTTTTAACTTCTTTCCAAGCACAGGAACAAATCTTCCAGGTGTTTGCCTGTGTCCATACTCAACATAAGAAGCATAATGGGTAGGATTTATAACTTCAACTGAATACAAATTACCATTTTTAAAAACTTGACTTATTGTCCAGTTCCTTCTTAAATTTCCACCTCTCCTACGATATATATAAGTTACATTTTTTGATGTTACACTTTTATAACCTTTTCTTTTAGCATTCCCATTTTTATCGTATTTTACATCTCCAGCTTTTATGCCCTTCTTTTTATTATCTCTCTTATAAGTTTGAAAATCATTTTCATAATCTCCAACTGGTGTTCTAAAAATTACTTTTCTTAATAATAAAGCTCCTAAAGATTTAACAAGACTTGCCATTATTTCAGCTTGATTTTTTTGTATATTTTCTAAATTCTTTTTCATTACTTCTAATCCAGCCATATTAATTTTTACAGCTTGTCCCATATTAAGCTCCTTTATTATCAGTTACTAAAATAACTTCTTGATGTACTGAGTATATAGCAGGGATACCTGAAGCTTTATAAGTTTTAGATATCCCATTTCTAGTTACAACTATTTTTGAATTTTCTTTTATTTCTACTTTATTTGAAAGAAATAATTTTATAACTTGATTTGTTATTGCTATTGAAGGAGTTTCATTTGTAGAAGATATATTTTGAAAAGAAATTCTACAAGGAATATTCTCTTGTACTAAAATTTCTTTAAACTCAGTTGTTTTAGTTTTTGGATCCTTTACTTTTTCAAAATTATAAATACTGCAAGTATCTCTCCATAACTTTTGTAAATTTCTTACCATTGTAATCTCCTATATCTATATAACTCATTATCTTTACCAATTAATAAATCATTTAGCATAATCTCAAAAAGTTCTTCAGGTGTTTTTACAGTATCAGAATAAGTTTCAGTTGTATCCCCTTCTTTAATAGATTTTAAAACAGACGAGAAATCATAATCTTTAAGCTCTCCATTGAGCTTTTTAAAATTAAGTATTTCTCCTACTGCTTTATCTACTAATATATATTTTAGTCCATCTGGAATGCTATCAAATGTATAATTTTGATTTGTAAAATTATTAATACTAGATAAAGCTTTATTTAAGAAATATTCTATGCTTGTAGCTTCATCTATTTTGAATAATTTTAGCTTTTCAATTACCATTTCTTTGATATTTTCCATAATTATCCTCTTGAAACTATTCTAGCTATTGGGATAGCTTTATGGTCAATTGTTTCTTTATCTTCTGATTTTACTAATTCCCAGTTAGCACCATTTTCTAAATCTGTGTCATCAGGGGATATAGTGCTGGCAGTTTTATATGAAATTCCAAATGGAGCATAGCAGAATCTTTTTCTAGTTATTAAAGTATCCTCTCCTCCATTTTTATATGGGTTTCTTGCCATCTCATAAGGATGTAAAACTCCTAAATCCTCATAATCAAATGCTCCTATACCTAACAAATAAGTGGTATATGATATACCTGATGGAACTAATGCTGCATAATCTCCTTCTTTTACAGTCCATTTAGAATCAAATTTAGCACCATTTACTGTTGCTAATGCTACTTCTCTTTCACCAGTTCCAGCAGCACTTACTTTTAATGCTTCTGGGTGTGAAGCTGTTACTTTTGTATATTTTTCTCCTTCAAATTCTTCTGTTGGCATAGTATCATCTATGAATACAACTCTACCATTCCAAGTAGCTAACCCTACTTCTCTTTGCATTCCATTTGCATCTGTTTGAGTAAAGTATTTAATGATTTGTAAATTTTCTAAGTTAGTAGCAACTGTTGAATGCATAATTGCCATTTTAAAGATATTTTTATTATCCCCACAAGCCTTTTGAGAGGCGGTGTTTAATGTTGTAGCTCCTACTGCTCCATCTGCCCCTGCTTTTTCTGTAATATTCAATGTATGAGCTTCAACAAATTTTAGATTCGTTGCTCCTGTCATTGAGAAAACACCTTTTAATATCTTTATTAAGATATTTTGGTAAACTTCTGCCCAATAATCAACTAATTGTGCTGCTACATTATCCATAAAATTAACTCCACCAGTTATATCAAATGAAAAGTCTTTTTCTGTCCAGCCTTTTGCTCTACCGATTGTGATTACACCTCTGTTAAAAGTTTTAGTTGTTTCTGTTGTTATATCAGTAGAACCATTATAGTTTTGAGGTGCACCTCCTATTGTACCAAGCATAGGTAATACTGCATAATGAGTTCCTGTTTGGTTTGCAAAAGCATCATGTATTTCCTTATTGCCTCTAATTGCCCCACATTTTAATAATTCATTCTTTTTAGTGTTAGGTATTCTACTAGAATACTTTCCAAATGCCTCAGCATTAAATGTTTTTGCATCAAAATATTTTGCCATTTTTCATCTTCTCCTTTTTTATAAATTGTTAATATCTAAGTTAGGATTAGCTTCTAACATAGCTACCATTTCTGAATAAGTTTTTGGTCCATCTCCACCAGGAGTTTTATTATTTCCATCACCAGGTTTAAATCCATTTGGATTAGCTGGTTGTTTTTCAATCTCAAATAAATATGGATCTGACTTTTTCAAATTAGATAACTGTTCTTCTAATCCTACAACCTTACCATCTTTTAAATCTGCTTTTTCTAAGTCTAATAAAGCTTTTATTGCTTTTGAGTTCTTTCCTTTTGCTCCTGTTATAGCAACATCAACTGCATTATTTAATTGTAAATCAAATAAGTCTTTTGCATATTTTTCAGCAGCACTCTTATTATCATTTTGAAGTTTTTCAATTTGAGCTTTTAATTCTTTATTATCTCCAACAGATTTTTCTAACTCTTTTAATTGTTTGTCTCTTTCTGCAAGCTGTGTTTCTAAATTCTTTTTAGCTTCTAGTTCTTCATTAAAACGACCTTTTGGAACAAAACTTTCCATGTATGTTTTATGAGCTCCTAAAACTTTATCGGCTTGTTCTGATGTAAGTCCTAATGCTATTAATTGTTCTTTTTCCATTTTTTCACTCCTTCATTTTTATCGTTGTATGCCAACGTAATTGGTTGTCTTGTTCTTTATCGCCTACAATACTAAAAAGGCGAGATGTTTGTTTAAATATATAATAAGTTTAATTATTACTTGAATTTAATCACTCTCCTTAGCAATAAAAAAAGAGAGATTTTTTCCTCTCTTAAATTTTTTGTTTTATTTATAATCCGAATATAGCTTCAAAGGCATTTTGAAGAAATCCTTTTTCTTCTTTTTTCTCTTGTGGTGAATCTTCAATAGGTGTTTGGTATCTTTTTAAAGCTTCACGTTCAGCTAGTTCAGCACTAACAGGATCTACATAAGTTGAAGGTACTTCATTATTATCTGAATTTGTTGAAGTTTCTACTTCTCCTTTATATTGAGTTGCTATATAATTTATAACCATTCTTTCAACATCAGAAGTAGGTACTGTACTTAACCACTCACTATAAAAATTATCATATTTTCTCTAAAATATCTACTCCAACTTGAATCAAATTTTAAAGTTCTAAAGAGTTTAAACCATTCTTTTTTAGTAGCACTTCTTTTTTCTCCATCAGGCATTTCAAGAGTAACTTTTTCTTTTAAATTTATTCCTTTAAATGTAGGAACTGTTGCTATTTGTTGTCCACCACCAGTAACTTTAAAATAAACATCAAATCTATCTTGATATTCATGTCCAACTAATTTCCTATAGCCTTTGTACTCTCCTTTTTCAACTGGAACATCATTTAATTCAGCCATGATATTGAATGAAAGTAAAAGCATTAAAAACAATAAAAATCTTTTCATAAAATCCCCTCCTAATAGTTATAATACTATTTGTACTATAAATGTTAGAGTTTGTCAAGAGATAACACAAATTTTAATCTTTAATATTATATTCTTTTTTTACTTCTTTTATTCTTTTTTCTAATTCTTTTTCATATTCTTCTTGAGTAAAAACACCTTGTTTAAAAAGAATTGACATATGTATCTTTACTGCTCTCAATCTTTCTTCATAAGTTGATTTAGAATATCCTACTACAATTGGAGGTGTAGTATCATTCCATCTTGAATCAGTAAATAAAGCTTCTTTTTTCTGTTTTTCTTCAAATTCTTTTTTTAATTCCTCAAAACTTTTACTACTCATAATTATACTTCCTCCATTAAAATATAATGAATTTTACTTGTATCATATCTATCCACAACTTTAAATTTTTTACCTCTTTCAAATAAAACCTCTTGTTCTCTTTTATTTAAAGTAGTTATATTTCTAGCAGTTTTAGATATTATAGTTAGCTGAACCTCTCCACTAGGATTATATGTTTCACCTATTGTTGCTGAGGTGTAAGCAGGATATTCAATCTCATTACCAATATTATAAAGCTTTAAAAATTCTTCTAAAGCTTCTTTACCTTGTAATTGAAAACTTAAACTTCTAGTAACTTGTCCTTCATATACAGGTATTTTTTCAAGTGCTTCATCTAATAATTTAACCCATTCTTTTTGGTCTTGAGTTAAATTTATTCGATTTCTAAGTGCTTCATTTATCTTATAAGAATCTGATCCAATATATTTCATTATAGCAGATTTTTGATTTAAAGTTAAACCTAACTCATCTTTTTTAATATATTGCTCTTTCCATTCCTTATAATTCATGTACTTAACTTCTTTATACTCTCCATTTTCATCTCTTGATGCTCTTGTAGGCTCATCATCAAAGTATGGAGCTATAACTGTTCTACAATGTGAATGAAAAGGGGGCACTGTTACTCCTATTTCCTGATCCGATATATTAAAAACTTTTCCATCCATTTCTTGACAAATTTCAGAAGTATGAAGGTCTAATGTTGCAACTATTTCATATTTCTCAACATCTATACTTTTGAAAGCTTCTATTTGTGCTTTTGAAGCATAAGCAGCAGATTCTGTTTCTAGTAATCTTCTTGCAACATACTCTTTATTTTTTATCTTATCAGAAACGAATTTAGATATATCTTCAACAGCTTCATCTAATGTACTACCAGTTATAAAAGATTGAGTAATTTTAGTTCTCAAAGTATTTATTAACTGTTCCTTATCTTGCCAAATCCTATCTGAAAAAGTTTTCCCATCTTTTAACCAAGGTTTCCCTATGACCTGATTAATTTTATTTCTATCTAAAGTAGCAAAACTTGTTTTAAGATTCAATCCTTTTGAAATCTCATACAATGAATGATAATAAGTATCTTCATAGTTCTTTATTAAATAATCTTCTAACATTTCATTTTCTTTATTTCTTAAAGTTTCAATGCTATTTTGAACTTGAAGTTGTAAAGCTTCTAACCTTTTAATATGTATTCTAGCTGAGGCATTTTCAAGTTCTTTCTTCCAAGCTCCACTTTTAGCTTTTTGAGTATATTCTGCTAAGATCCATTTGAATTCTTTTAATTCATCTTTAGTTAGTAACTTTTTAGCATCAGCCAATGATATTTGATTATTATCAGCTATTCTAATGTACCATTTTTCAATATCACTTTTTATTTTATTCTCTGCTATTTTATATTGTTTCTCTATTTCTTTAGCATAAGCTTTATTTGATATATTTCTTTGTTTCTCTTCTTCTTCAAATCTTTTAGTCCAGTAATTACTCATTTAAATCAGGAACTTTTTTAGTTCCAAAATCTCCTGGATAAGGATCTAATTCTTTATTTTCTTTTTCAAGTTCTTTTATTTCTTCATCAACATCGTTAACCCATGGGTGTTGAGTTATTATAGTTTTTTGAGATATGATACCAACACTAGCCTTACAATTATTAATTGTTTCAGATTCATTTACTAAAACATCTCTATTAAATATTACATCAAGAGTTTCATTAACATTTAAAGCTTTATTTATAAACCACATTAGCTCTTCAAAAGATGCTTGAAATTCTACTTCCATTTGATTAGCATCTAAATCTATATCAGAGTACATAGATTGAATATTCATCTCATTAGGATTATTTCCAAGTCTTTCATCTTTAGCATCAAAGCCTCTTGCATTTTCTATTATTGCTTTTTTAAGTAATTTGATTATTAAAGCATAGTTTTCAGAGTTAACTTCTATTTGTAAAGCTTCAAGTCCACCTTTTCCACCATCAGTATTAGTAACTTTTACCGCTCTATATGTAGCTAAGTTTCTTCTAAACTCTCCTAAATTTTCTCCATCATAGTTAGTTAAAATTAAAATTGTACTTCCTGCATCTTCCATCATATTGTCTTGAAATTTAGAAATTATCTCATTCAAGGCATCTTGTAAGCATTTAACTCTGCATATCAAAGGTTGCTCTAAGTTATTACTTCTAAAAGGAATTAATGGAACTTTTCCCCAGTTGTATGTTTCTTCTCCTATTGCTATATAGTCTGAATGTCCTAAAGGTTTTAAACTATCATTCCAAATAAAAAAGTCTACTCCATTTCCTGAGTAAACTTCTACTTTTTTAACTGGAACTAAACTATTATGTTGGAACTCTAAGACTTCATATAATCTTATAGCTAATTCTAATTCATCTTTATTATTATCTTTCCATATTGGTAATATTTCAGAAGGTTCAAATTTTCTAAATTGTAATCCACCTTTTTGATTAAAATATGGATATATCCAACCTATACCACCATTAAGAGTATCCTCTCCTAAATTTCTTAAAGTTCTTAGAAACTTATTACCAAATAATTTCAAAACATTTTCATTTTCACAGATAAAAGTTGGTTTCTTGGCCAAAAGATAATTAACTTTTTGGTCAACCATTTTCGAATATTGGTTATCAATAAGTTTAGAATTGACTAAGTTATTAATATCTTCTAATCTACCACCTTCTACTATCGCTTTTCTTTTTTTACTTAATATGTCATGACTACCTTTGTAATATCTTTCTCCATTCACCTGGTCCACTCTAGTTTTTGAAGAAAGCCATTGACTTATTAAATATTCAAGTTTTCTAATCTCCATATTTTCCACCTTTGGCTTTTTAAATAGTTTTTTTATCCATTCCCACATTATTAACTCCTATTCAAAAGATAATCCTGATATTTTATTACATTTCTCAGCTATCCCTGTAAGCACATCAGGGCCATCATCATGTTTATTTTTTCCTTCCTTCTGATAAGTAGTTATAGCTTTATAAAATTCAGGCCACCTATCAGCCCAATTAACTGGGAAATAAATATGTTCCATAACCCAAGTTGCATTAGATAATATTCTAGCTCTTTTATTTTGTGTTTGATGAAACCATCTAACTTTACAACGATTACTATTATATTTTTCTAATAAATATTTATCTACTGCTCTTGCAAAACCTCTACCACCATTATTAGATTCTATATCAGCTTCTTTTATATTATTATCTATTAATATTTTGGCTGTTGCTGGTTCTGTTATCTCCATTGGCTCTTTTGTATATAAAACATCTAAAATATATGCTTCCTTGTTATATACTCCATAGCAAATAGAACATAAATAATCTTCTCCAGTATCAGCTGTATCTGTATAGTTTTTATACGCTGTAAATAATAAATTATTGTTTGAATCCATAGGCAACTGATTATATGTTTTTATACTACTATACAATCTGCCTTTGATGTCTATTGGTTCTTGTTGATAGTTGGCAGAAGCAATTTCAGGTCCCATAGCTTTAGCTTTTGATAAATAAGATTTATAACTTAATATTTCATCACAAAGCATGGTACCTTTATCATCTTGAACAGCTTTCATTTTTATATGTTTTATCTTTTTACCTTCTGCTTTATAATGTTCTATTGCTCTACCAGCTAAATCACCAGTAACCCAACGAGTCATTATAATTATTATTTTTCCACCTTCTTCAAGTCTTGAAAGCATTGTTTGTGAATACCATTCCCAATGTTTGTCTAAGACATTAGCATTGTAAGCTTCTTCTGCATTTTTGATTAAGTCATCTATTATCATAAGACTACAACCAAAACCTGTAGCAGTTCCACCAGGTGCAGTTGCTAAATAGTTATTGTATCCACCTTCTAAACTCCAAAGGTTCATAGCACCATCACCTTGTTTTATACTTACTCCAGGAAATATATCTGAAAAAACTATTTTATCTTTATCAGCTTTTACCTCTTGAATAGTGTTTCTAACATTCTTAGAAAATGTAGTTGATAAAGTTTCATTATAACTTCCTGTCATAATTTTTGCATTTATATCTTTACCAAGTAACCATTCTACTAAGTTTCCTACTGTTCTTGATTTTCCATGTCTAGGTGGAAGATTTAAAATAAGAACTTCATCATCACTTGTAAGAAAGTTTTGTAAGTCATTACATAAGTCAACTAAAAACTGTCTTTCATATTTATAGAAGTCAGGAGATTTTAAATAACAATAAAAAAAGAACTCACGTCTTGCAAGTTCTAATTTTGCTCTTTTTATTGCTTCTTTATTTATCTCCACCAAATATCACCTTTTTTAGTTCATCTGTTGATAATCCTTTAAAAGGATCTTCTGATTTTAATTCTCCTTTAACTTCTAGTTTTTGAGTATACTCTCCATCCATTTTATTTAATATATCTAATGCTTTCAATCTATCAGTATCTTTAACAGCTCCATCTTTTATCATACTTGTTAAAAATTCTCTTCTCTCTATTGCTGTCATAATTCTACTTGTTTTTGTTTTCTCTTGCAGTTCATTTATATATCGACAAATCTCGACATTTTGTAATAAAACATTAGTTCTTGTCTTGCTATATGTTTTACTATATCCAGCCTTGGTTGCAGCATCAGTAGCATTTCCACTAGCTACATAATATTCACAGAAAGATTTTTGTCTTGCATTTAATTTCAATGCTACTTCACCTCCAAGTTTTATAATAAAAAAAGAGAACCTTTTAAGTTCTCTTAAACTGCTTTTGTTATAACTTATTTTGCCCATCTATCTAATTCTATTTCTTCATCACAATACTTCATTGCATCTTTTAAAACTTCTTTTTCATATTCTAATTTTTCTCTTTCTTCCTTTGTTAATTTTATATTTTTGTCAATACTTATATCTCTTTTTTTAAGCCAAATTTTTCTTAGCTGTTCTTTTACACAATTAAACCATAATTCAATATCAGCTAATCCTTTTGATCTACTATACTTTTTTTCATATTCTATGGTGTGTTGCTTTTCTGCTTCTGGTTTTACTTTCTCAAACCAATCATCTATTTCTTTTTGTCTTTCTATACTTCTTTTTTCTTCTGCCATTTTATCACCATTTTATTTAAAATTGTGTAATCTTCCATAATACTTTAAAATACATACTATTTCTTATATTTCATCTTCTCTATCTTTTTTTGAAAAATAAAATTTAATATTTATCTTACTTCTGTTTACTTCACTCAATGTAGCAATTGTAGAAAAAAACGACTGTTTCTTTTCCTCTGATGGAGGATAAATTAAATTCTCTAGTTCTTTTTTTATTTCTTCTCTTAAATCCTCAAATTTTTTCAATGCACTTATTTCAAAAGAAGGTAAAGCTTGTTCCCATAAAGTGTCTATATTTTTGACTTTTGTATAATTCTTTTCTTCTAATATTTTAACTACCTTATCTCTCAATGTACTATCTGCTTCATATAAGTCATAACAAATAACTATCTTATTACTCATTTATTAACTCCCCCTTTTATAATTTCGTTGTTTTTATTATACCACTTTTTTCACAAAATAAAAAAGACTTTTTTACAAGAAGTCAATAACTTGTCTCTTCTGGGGGGAGAGAAATAAAAAATTTAAACATTCTTTTAAACTTTTCATATATTAACATTATATAACATATTGCAAAAATAAAAAAGGACATTTTAGGGACATTTTTATAAAAAAATATTTTTTATCTTTTGCAAGAATTCACTTTCAAAAAGGTTATTTGCTATTGTATTTACCAATGAATTTCTATTTCTTTTGATAGTTCTTTCATCTACATCAAATTTTTCTGCTATATCCTCTATTTTTATTTTATCAAAATATATCATAGGAATTATATCTTTATATTTTTCTTTTTCTATTGAAGTCAATCCATAGTCTGTAAAATTAATCAATTCTTTTAAAAGTTCTATCTCTTTCAATCTTTCTTCTTTTATAATTTCAATTTTTTCTATTTCACTAAGATTATTGTTGTTTGTTGCTTTTATTTCTCCAATTGAATATTTTTTCTTAATTTCGATGTTATCTAAATTATTTTTTAAATACTCAATTCTATTTTGAAAGTGATTTCTGTTTTTTAGGAGCTCAATAGTTTTCTCATATGGTGTTAGTGTATTTTTACCTGGACCATCATTATCTTTTAAAACTCCTAATTGTTTTTTTACTTCAGTTTGTATTGCTTTTTTTATATCCTCTGTTACCATTAAGTTCTCCTATTTTAATTATTCTAAATTAATTAATGTATTTGAATTATTTCCTTGAACTTTTGGAAGTTTTCCATCCCATTTTTCAATAGCCATCTTTCTTAAAAGTTGAGGAGTCAATGAATTACTTTCAACAGCATTAGCCTTTGCTTGTAATTCTTTTTCTTGTAAAGCATATTCTGCTAATTTTACTTTATTTTCTGCTTCAACTTTAAGTTTTTCTTGTTCTGCTCTAGCCTTTTCTACAGCCTGTTCTGCTACTTTCTTACTTTCTATTGCTCTTTCATATTCATCACTGAAATCATGATTAACAATAGATACATTACTTACAGACAGACCATATTGAGCAAAATCATCTTTTAAATCTTCAAATATTAATCTTGATATCTCTGCTCTTTTACTTACAAACTCTTCAATAGTGTATTTTGCTATTGTCGCTTGAATTATTTCCTTAACTCTCGGTCTAATAAATCTTTGTTCGTGTTTATTGTTAAAAGTTCTATATAAAATCTCTGGGTCTGTGATAGAAGCTTGGACAGTGAACTCTAATTTTATACTTTGCATATCCTTTGTTGAAACTTCCATCGTTGTATCCATTTCTTCTGTTTTTCCAAAAATATATGTCTTTTCTCTTGTTTCCATAAATGTCTTTCCTTGAACAAATGGAATTTTTAAGTGCAAACCCTCAGTTTCAACTCTTGTTATTTTCCCAAATGTTGATATTATAGCAACCTCTCCAGTATCAACTGTATAACAATTAATTAGAGCTAGTACAAGTAACAAACCAGCTACTCCTCCAAATATTCCTATTTTTAGATATTTTTTAAATTGTTCCATTTCATCTCTGTATTCCATATTTATCTCCTCCTATATTTCTTCAACTTCTACTATTACACCTTTAAAAGCTTTCTGTAATGTCATTATGTTGCATTTTACATATTTATAACTGTCATTTTGAATTACTCCACACTTTACTAACCCATCTTCTATTAGTTTGAATAAATATCCATGATTAGAAACATCCAACCCACTATTAAAAGCCATTTTGATTAATACTGGTTTCTCAAAAGGCTTTCTCATCCCTGTAACACTTCTAACAAGTTGTCTTATATATTCTTTATCCTTAGCCCTTACTGACCAATGAACTCCAGCATATATTTTATTTAAACTCCATTTCTTACTGTCTATTTCTAATGGTATTTTAAATATACTTTTCATTTAATTCACCCTTTTAAAATAATATTATTCCTAATTCCACTATTGCTATTACAACTGCTGCTGTCAAATAGAATCTATTTAAAACTAAATCTACTTTAGCTATTGTCAATTCTTTATCTTTGATAAAGCTTTTTTTACTTAGCTCGTAGTATTCATTTTTCCAGTTATTAGCATATGTTATATAAAATCTTTTTTCATATTTTAATTTTTTATTTTCTATTTTCAACTTTTTAACTTCTTTTTTTAGTTTTTTAGTTTTTCTCATAATGGTTTTAACTCACCTAAGTCATAGAATACTCTAAAATCTCTAAAGTCTTTCCTGCTTTCTCATAATTTTCTCTCATACTTTTACAGAATTCTATTTGTTTTTCTTCCATTTCTTCATCTGTCATATGTTTTTCTTTAAAAATATTATTATTTATAACTCTTATTTTATTTTCATCTTTAACTCTAAGTTCTAATAAATACTCAATCATTTTTACCCTCATTTTCCAAAAAAGCTTCATGCATCACTATCAAAAAGATACCTTTCATATAATTTCTTTTTAGTTTATTTATATGGTTTTTCTTTCTTTCCATATCTTTTTTCAAAAATCTCTTTGGTTTTTTCATTCTTTGATTTTCTCCTTTTTATATTTTCCATTTTTGTAGTCATTCAGTTTTTCAATATGTTTATCAAAATCTTCATCTGTCAGTCCTGTTAAAAGCAACAGATTCACAGTAGCAGTTATGAGATCCAAAGCTTCAGCTTTAAAATTATCAATATTCTTAATAAAACTGTGACTCAAGCTTTTCACTTCCACTTCATTTAATAGTTCATTAAACTCTTCTTTTACTTTCTCAAGCTGAGCCAAAGGAGTAGCATAAGCTATTGATTTATAGTTTTTCAGTTTATTTAAATTTATAACTTTCTTTTCTTCTTTATCTTTCCAAATGTGGCTTTCTAAGAATCCCTCAAATCCTTTATAAGTTTTTACGATGTCAAGATAACCTTGTAATACTCTTTCTCTTTCTTCTTCATTTAAATTATCTAAGGCATTATAATAAACTTCACTTGTATGCTCTTTACCAAAAGATAAATATTTTACCTCTATATTGTATCTAACCATTTTTACTCAACCACTCCTATTAGATTTATAACTTCTACATCAGAAACATTGTAAAAATCAGGTCCACATTTAAATTCTTTTTGAAAATCTAAAACAACTTTTCTTAGTCTTTTATCTAGTATTTTTTCTTCTTCTTTGCTCAAATTCATATAACCTTCTGTAACTTCTCCAACTTCATTTTCAGCAAATGATTTTAAATATTCAATAACTGTATCAGCTATTCCTCCACAATCCTCTTCATATTTAGTAGCAGTTCCTAAATAAAAATATAAATATTTCTCTTTTTTAGCTTCTTTTATTCCAGCATCAATAGCTTCTTTTCTTGTATCATATAAATCACTATCATAGTAATCTCCATCAAAACTATAGACATATTGTTTTTTCATTTATCAATTCAACTCCTTTAATTCAGATTTATTCTCAAGACTTGGCTTCATACTCATAAATCCAATCTTATTTATATTTTTAGTTCCATTTTGCATATCGTAGAATCCAATATAATAATCACTTACTTGATATTTATTTCTAGCATACGCTTTATAAATTTTTGAAAATTCAAAAGTTAAAAACTTCTCTAATTCATCACTATTCATACTGCATAGCTTTTGCCAACCATCAAGAGCATCTATCACTGCATGTATAGATTTATCTTCAAATTCTACTGATCCATAACTTCCATATCTGACAATAGCATTTTTTAGCATTCTTTTTGCTATGACAATTCTGTCATCTAATTCATTTTCTGTAGTTCCAGAAGCATATTGAAGTATTTCTGCTATCTGTGGAAAATTCTTATATACTCTGTTTTTTACCATTGATATAAAAGCTCCATTTAATTGTTCAGCTGTTAAACTAGATAAAGCCAAATAATATATATTTAATTTTTCTTTAGTCATTTCACTTGTAGGGAAATAGTCTAAAAATGGTTGAAATACTGTATTAAATTCTTGATTAGTCATTATAATCCATACCTCGCTTTCATTTGTTCCATGTAATCATCATCAACTTTTAAATGGCTTGTGTCCTTGCTTTCAGTAATTTTATTTTCATTGTTATTATTAAAAACTTTAGACTTTTTATGTTTCTCTATCCATTCAGGCTCTAATCCAGTCCATTCTTTTTCCATAGCAATATTTATAGCTTCATCTAAAACAAACCAATTAGGAAAATCTTTAACTATTTTTTTAATAGGAAGTATCGTTTTTATTGGCTTTTTAATATTCTTACGATATTCAATGTATTTAAAAAGAAGCTCTTTATATTCATTATCTTCACTAAGATTATTTATAAATTCCTGAATCTCATTTTTTGATTTTTCTTTTTTATTTTTTTCTTTATTATTTTTACTTATATCTTTTTGTATATTAGTATCTTTATATGTCGGATTTTTTTCCGAGTTATTTTCGGATTTTTTTCCGAATTCACTCGGATTTTTTTCCGAGTTATTATCAAAATTCGGAGATTTTTCCGAACTGCTTTCAATAAAATTCCAACTTTTACCTTTTTCTGTTAATCTTATTAGATCCATTCCTTTATGTTTTATATATTCAATTATTCCTTTCTCTGCTAATACTTTTAAATTTCTATATACAGTGTCAGATTTTTCAAAAAACATAGGTAATTCTTTTAAGATTAAGTTCCTTGATACAAAATAATAAGTCTTATCATCAATTATTTCTTCATTAGCCCAAGCATTAGCTTCATATAGCAATGCTACTAATATTCCTTGTGTTGCATTTAACTCCCATTCCATACATTTTTGATTATTCAGTGTTGTTGAAAATCTCATTTTAACCTCCTGCAGTTTTTGGAGAACCTTGGCTGTTCTCTCTTTATTAATTCAATTAGTAGAGCTTGGACATAAGAACCTGCCAAGGTGATGAACAAGCCCCACTAATTTAATCAACAAAGTTTTATATCCTGTGACTTATTCAGCTAGCTATACTGTCCTTAGATCAGTTCTTGACATCTCTAAGTTAGAATAAATCACAAGATAAACAGTTTATACTTTCACAAAACTGGTAAAATTTATAGTTGGTTCTTATCGGATGTCCAACGTAACGGCTAGCTTTAAAATTCAGATATTCCTATCCTATAAATTCCGAGTCTAACACTCCAACCACTAGCTTGTTTACACTCTAGAATGCTTGTAAGATTAATTCTTACACAGATAGCTATAAGGGAGTAACTCACTTCTTTTGAGGGGAGCAGTGAGCAAGGATCTTATAGCTATTTGTCTAAGGACTAGCCTTAGAATTTTATACGATTAAATCGGAATTATAAATTAAAAAAAATAATAGGTAAACCTAATGCTTCTTGTAATTTCAAAAGACTTTGTAGTCTTGGAAATTTACCATCTTTAAGTTTCAAAAGAATTTCTGAAACTGCTTGTTTTCTATGTCCCATTCTGTTAGCAACTTCATATCTATTTAAATTGTTTTCTCTTAAAAATAAATCAATTTTTGAATATAGTTTTTGTGCAATTTCTTTTTCTTTTTTCTTTTCCATAAAAATCACCTCTCCTTATTATATCCGTTTAAATAGGAAATGTCAAGATGACAAATTCATAAAAAGTTTTTACATAAAAAAGCCACTCTAATTAGTGGCTCTATTTATTATAAGTTATTTATTTCATTAATTTCTTGTTGAAATTCATCTATTTTTTCACTTTCATTTTGAAATTGTTTTTTCATATTTTCTTCTATTGCTAATGTTTCTCTATATTGTTCAGCTTTTGCTGTTTTAATAAATTCTACATCAGCTCCATATTTTCTTGCGACTTTTTCAATTTCTGATAATTTAATTCTAAAAAATTCTCTTCTATCATTAATTTTATTTACTCTATAATCATAAAATTCTTTATGTAAATTATTTTCTAACTCAGGAGCATTTTTAGAATAAATCATTGCATGAACATCAAAGAAAAATGGGACAGAAGCATCTCCTAACTCTCTAACTCTATCCATAGGTTCTAATCTTCTAGTCATTCCTATTTTATAAACATCATTACCAAAAGATCCAATATTTGAAATAACATAAACATATCCTGATTTAGTTTGTTGAGCCATAGACTTTGCTCTCTCTTTATTCGCTTCAGCCTCCTCTAATTGTTTTTTTAGAAGTTCAATTTTTCCATTTAGCTCATCTAACTCTAATCCATGAGCTTGTTTTAATTTTGCCTCAGCTTTTTCTAATGCTTTTCTTGCCCTTTCTTCTTCTTTTTGTGCTTCTATTTGAGCTTTTTCCAATTCCTTTTGAGCCTTTTCTTCTTCTCTCATTTGTTCTCTAATCATTCTTTGTTCTTCTTTTTCTTCTTCGACTTTTTTAGCCATTTCATAATTAAGATAAAGTTCTTCTAATTTTAAATCTAAATATTCACTTGAAATAGTACAACAGTTTACTTCATTTAATTTATTTATAACTTCAAAAGCTTTATTAATTCTTTTTTCCATAGTTACAACATTATTAAATTTAACTTTAGCTATAGCAGCATCAGCTTCTCCATTAAAGGCTCTTAACATTAATTTCAAAGCATTGTTTGTCATTTTTTCGCCTTTTTTTCTACTATTTCCAACTGTCCATTCCGTAGAACAAGTTGCAGCTATTTTTCTATCAATCATACTTCTCATTTCAAAATTAACTCTATCAATTTCAGTTCTATATTGTTCTGAACTATCATAAAAATATTTAGGTTCATAAAAACTAAATTCCTGAAGCTCTTGTTTTTCTTCTAGCAAACCTATTTCTTCATTTAGTTCTTTAACTTTATCCAATATTTTTAAAGCTCTCTCTTTTTCTAAATTATTTTTTTTCTCTAATTCTTTTATTTCATTTTCTTTTTTAATTTTTTCTAATTCTTTCTTTTGAATCTCTTGAATAATTTTATTTTCAGTTTTTTTTAATTCTTCTTGTTTTCTTTTAATTTCTTCATTTATATCAACTATAGGTTTGTATTCTCTTTCAACTTCAGAATATAAATCATTATATTTCTTATTAGACTTCATTAAAAAATACAATAGTACAAGTAAGACAATTGACAAAATAATAATAATAAAAATCATAATTCCCCCCAAAAAATAATTTATATATTTATTTTACTATATAATCAATTATTTATCAAGAATACTAAAAATATTGATTTTAATAAAAAAATATATAAAAAACCACTAATTAAAGTGGTTTGAAAAGGTATTTTTATTGGTTGTATAATAAATGGTGTTGATAGAAGAAATTTCTATCAATGCCATTTTTTAAAACATTTTTTTAGTTGTATCAATATCTGACATTGCAAATAATCTTGAATTATGAGTAATTTTTTCCCTTGCATTATCAACAATGCTTATTATAAAATCATTCATACTTTTTTCATCACACATCTCAAAAAGTTTTTCTTCAACTCTTACTCTATTATGAGTTTCTAAATCAAATTTAATCTTTTCTTGTACTTTTTCTTCAATTAAATTTTTAAAAATTGTTTTTGCTTCTTCTTCTGTATATTCATTTCTATTCATTTTTTTAAAAATATCTTTTATTTTTTTTGATAATTCTTTTTTAGCTCTTAAAACTAACTCTAAATATTGCCCATTTTCTATGCAGTTTGTCGTTTTTAAAAGATATTCTCCTATTGATATTACTGCGATAGTAAAAAACAATTGTTGCCCAAAAATTGTATTCAAAGATGTAAAAAATAATTGTTTTCTATTACTATTTTTATTGTAACTTAACATATCATCAATAATTTCTTCAAAAATATCAGTTAAAACTATTGTAATATTGTTTGTTAAATTTTTAAAGTATGAACTATATTCATCAATATAATTTTTCATATTGTAATTTTCTCTTTTATCTTTCTTTCCATTAATAAGTAATGATACTTTTCTTGCAGAAAAATATCCTTCATATAAGTCTAAATCTTGTAAAATTCTAGGAACAATTTGTCCTACTTTGTATGTTAATATCTTAGTTTTATCTGCTTCATCAAACATATCAAAGTTATATTTTTGTGGAATTATATTATATTTTTTATTTGGATCATCATAATTATTCATTTTTTCTCCTTCCATATTAATTTCATTATTATTATTAACAATATCATCTACATTAGTCGCTAATGTTTTCAAGTGTATAGATAATTGTTTTAATGCATTAGCTGAAGTTAATCTTATAGTTTTGTCAGCTAGATTATATATACTTCCAATTTCAATTATTTTATTGGATAAATATTTCTGAATATCTATACAAGCCCAAGTTATTTTACTTCTTGCTCCAGAAGTTCTTTCTAATTTTTCATATTCAAGTTTTTTTAAATATAGTTCATAGTCTAACTTTTCTAATTCTTCCTTTTTATTCTTAATTTTTTTTTCTATATCAGAAAATTCAGTATTTACTATATTTTTTACATCGAAAAAATTATTTTTGGCCATTTTTTTTAAAATAGAAATAGGAATTTTTCCATTTTTTGACATATAAGTTTGTAAGCTTCTTATTTTTATATCTAGTATTTTCGCTAACTGTTCAGTTGAAATATTCCTTTCAATCATATTTTTTTTAATTTCTTCTTTTACTATTTTTAAATCCATAATCCACCTCCTAGAGATAGAATATTTTAACATAAAAAATTGAAAATGAAAAATTTATTTTTATATTTAATTCCAATATAAAATAAACTATATTCAATTTTTTTATTGAGTAGTTATTGAATACTTTTTAAATATTCCTCCTTAATCTTTTTATTTCTTCCAACATCAAAAAATTAGTTTCTGTTTCTTTGAACTCTAACTCCTCTACTACATCATCACTAGGAAATAGAAGCCAACTAGCAAATAAATTAGCTTCATCTTCAATTTTATTTCTCCTTAGTATTTTTGTATTATCAATCAAAAATTGTATTCTATTAGAAGAATGTAAAATAGCATGTCCGAGCTCGTGAGCACAAACTAATTTCTGGTCAAATTCACTCAATTCACTATTGATGAATATGTATTTTCTTCTTAATATTTTCTTGAAAAATCCTCTTACTTCTCCTAGATCCTGGTATATTATTTCAATATTTAATGCTCTAGCTAATTTAAAAGGATTCCTAGTTCTATGCCTTGCAATTAAATTTAATACCCTCAGTTTTACATTCAATTTAATCACCAGCCTTATCATTTCTTTTTCTTATTCTTTTGTTTCGCATCAAAAAAAGCATCCTGGATTGCCATTAAAACTTTTTCTTTATCTTCTTGAGATATACTTTCATCATTAAACATTAGTGCAGATTGTTCAACAATATCTTCAAATTGTTTTTTACCTCTACTATTCAATTCTTTATATAGTGGGTTTTTTAATATTTTTACACCTATATCTTTAGGAACGAAGCTTGAAAATAATTCTCCACGTTCTTCTTCTGTTAATTTCAAAGCTTTAGAGATTTTCTCTAATGTTTTAATAGTAGATTTATTTTTACCAGTCTCAATATCTCCTACTGTTCCTTTTCCTACTCCAGCAAGTTGAGCAAGTTGAACTATTGTTAGATTCCTACTTTCACGCAATTTTTTTAAAACTATTGCTGTGCTTTCCATAAAGATACCTCCTATTCTTAGTATTTTTTATTATTATAAACCATTTCCGATTAAAATAGAAATTTTTTCTTGACTTATCCGATTAATTAGGATATAATAAAGACAAGATAAGAAAAGATAGCAACTTTAAATTTTTTTAAATAAAATATCCGATTTAATCGGAACAAAAGGAGAAGGAAATGAAAAACTATGTTTTAGAATTCACAGATAATGAATGGACTTTATATCACTATGATAAGGAACTAAATAACTTACCTGATATAAAAGGTATTGAAATAAATCAATACTTTAATGTTCCTGATTTAAGTTATTTAGAAGATGAATATACATCTATAAATGCTAATTGGGACAACATTGAAGCACAAGGATATATAGACATAGAAATAACAGATCCAAAATCTAATGAAACTTATCCTTTCAAAAGTAAATATAATAAATTTTCTGAATTCTTAAAAGATATTAAAGATTTAGAAAATGAAATAGAAATAAATAAAATGAATGTCAGTGATTGGGAATATGAAAAGAGAGATCCTTATGGAAGCAGAGGATTAAATGAAAGAGATTTTATATAAGGGAGTGTAAAAGCTCCCTCCAAGGAGGATAACATGTTTAAGACATTAAAGTTTTTAAGTCAAGGAAGCTATAAAGGTATTAAATGGGAGATATATTTAAACAAAAAAGAAACATATGAGTATACTCCAAAATTTAAAGTTAACTATGAATGTAATTATGTAGGTTACATAAAATTTGATGAATGTTTTGAAAAAGCTGTAGAAACTCCAATATTTCACAAAGAATATTCTTACAAAAAAGCTGGGTTGATAATGGAATTAATTAATTCAAAGATAGATGAATTCTTAGGAGGGCAAGAATGAAATTAAAAGAAGCATTAAGTAAACTAGATAAAGAGTTATTTAATATAAATTTTAATTATAACGAACAATATTGGGAATTAGTCATTTTTACAAATAACTATGAAATTGAAAAAACTTATACAAGCGAGTTTCTGAAAAATGTATTAGAAAATCATTTTAATCAAAAAATAGATTTTGATAGTTACAAAGAAGCATATTATCAAAACGGATATAGAAATCTATATCTAAACTATGATAATACTGATTATTCAGATAATTTTATAACTATTTGTTTGAATGATAAATACGAAGAAGAACATCACAGAACTAAGGTATTAAATAATATTAATGATTTAGAAAAATGCTTAATGACTTTAAATGATATGTTTACAGATTATGAAATAAATTTAACTAAAATTTTTGAAGAAGCTAAAGAATATAGATTATATAGATAAATAGGAGGATATAAAAATGAATTTAAACTTTAGAAATTTAAAAGCAAGTGAAATAGATGTAAAACCACAAACAGTAAAAGATAATGGATTTAGTTTATTGTTATATAAAAATGCAAGAGTTGATATGGATGTACTAGATGAAACAGTAGGTGCTATGAACTGGCAAAGAAAACATAGTAGAGAAAATGCAAATTGCATTGTATCTATTTATGATGAAGATAAAAAAATATGGGTAGAAAAAGAAGATACAGGAACTGAAAGTTTTACAGAAAAGGAAAAAGGTCTTGCATCAGATAGTTTTAAAAGAGCATGTTTTAACTGGGGAATAGGTAGAGAACTTTATACATCACCATTTATTTGGATAAGTGATAGTAAATATATAAAAAAAAATAAAGAAGGAAAATTAACATTAACAGATAAATTCTCAGTTAAAGAAATAACTGTTGTAGATAAAGTTATAACCGAACTTGAAATTATAGATAGTAAAGGAGTTGTAGTATTTTCAACAAATTTGAAAACTAAATCTAAAAAGTCAAATCAAGCTGAATTTAAAAAGGCTATAGATATGATAAATGCTTTAGCTGATACTGAAGAAAAATCTAATAAGATATTTGATATGATAGAAAAATTTAATAAAAATAGTTTAATGGACTGCACAATTGAAGAACTTAGAAAAATATATGATGAACTAAAAAAATAGGAGGATATGATGGCAAAATTTTACGATGTAGTTAATGACTATATAGAAAGAATGGAATATTTAGAACAAGGTATCAATGCAGAAACTGGAGAAATGACTGGGAATGAAAATCAATTAACAATATGGACTGAGGAACTAACACAAGATTTAAAAGATAAATCAGCAAATGTAATAGCAGTTGTTAGAAATCAAGAGCTTACTATTGAAGCTCTTGATACTGAAATTAAAAGACTACAAGGTATGAAAGATAGTTTAAAAAAGAATTTAGATAAATTTAAAACTTATATCAAAAGCTCAATGTTAGTAAATGGCATTGAAAAAATAGAAACTACACTAGGAAATATTAAATTTACAAAATCAACATCTACTGAAATTTATGATGAAAGTTTAATTGATAGTAGATTTATAGAGGTTGTAACAACTGAAAAAATATCTAAGGAAAAAATTAAAGCTGCTTTAAAAGCTGGAGAAGAAGTTCAAGGTGCTAGATTAGTTGAAAATAAAAATTTAAAGATAGGGTAGGAGGATAAAAAATGAAATATTGGAAAAATTTGACAGATGAAGAAAAAAAACAAATTTATGATGAAATTTGTAATTCTGAATTATACGAAGAAACTTTACAAGAAAAAGGTAATGGTTGGTGTACTGAATTTTCTGAAACATTTATGATGTATAAAAATGCGGAAACAGAAAAAGGAGACATCATAAGTGTTGAAAGATTTAAAGAAATTCTTTTTAACATTCTAAAAAACTTAAAAGGAGAAATAAACGAATAAAGTTCTTTTAAAAGGTAGGATTACTAATAGTCCTGCCTTACTGTTTGGGAAGTCTGGAATAGGATACACAAGTATTAATGTTGCTGTTGATAGATACAGCAAGGATAATAAAAGTACTGATTTTATAAATTGCACAGCATTTGGAAAAACAGCTGAGATAATTGCTGAAAAATTTGTAAAAGGACAAGAAATTCTACTTGAAGGAAATATGAAAGTTGATGTTTTTGAAAAAGAAGAAAAGAAACAGTATAAAACATCAGTGATTATTGAAAGAGTTGAGTTTTGTGGAAGTAAAAAAGATAAAGAAAATAAGGAAATAGAAGCAGGAGCAAATGAAACAGATCCAAATTTTGATGAATTTCCTTTTTAAAAAAAATAAGATAGGAGTTAATTAAATGGAGAAATTAGGATACACAAGAGCAACACAAAAACTTATATATTGGCTACTTGATGACTTTGCTAACTTTTGGCAAGGCAATGAAGCAGGAGCAAGACCATCGTTTATAGAATTAGCTTACACTAAGGAAGTAATGAAAGCTAAATTTGTAAAAATCTACAATGGTTTTGATACTGTTAAAAATGCTCAAGCGTTCCTAATTTCTTCTTTAATGAATAAGGATAATCTAACAGCAGATGAATTGACTAGCAATGTAATAAAAGCATTACAGAGCCTAGCAATTCAAAATGGAGGTTTTAGCTTATCCTTAAATTCATTAACACAGAAACAAGCTAATGATTTTGTCAAATGGTTGTTTGAGATGGCTATTTATTGGGAGATACCACTAAGAATGGAAATAAGAGATTTATTTGCTCAGGATTATCACGATACTTTTATATATTCAACTTTAAAGAAAAAGATATGTTGTATATGTGGTAAGCCAGGAGAGTTACAACATTTTGACAGAGTTGGAACAAGTGGATATAAAAGTGATACAGGACTTAATTATAGAGTGATGTGCTTATGTAGAGAACATCACGATGAAGCTGATAACTGTATCAGTAGGATTGATTTTGTTAAGAAATATCACTTGAATGGAATCTATCTAAATTCTAAACAAGTGAAAGAATTGAAAGGAGTCTATAAAGGACACTTTCAAGCATTTAAGGAGGAGGAATAATGACTAAAACAAAGCAACAAAAATTATTTCAAGAAAACTATAAAAGTAATAGAGAAAATAATTGTTTTTATAGTGAGTTTAATAGTGAAACTTTGCTAATAAGTAAAATTTGGGAATTTAACAGAAATATTTTATCACATGAAAGAATAAAAGATGTTCAAAAATTTTTAAAAGGAGATGGAATTGAAGAAAGTATAAGAAGAAATAACTATTCTGTTATAGAAATTCTTGAATATATAGAAGATATGTGTATGGCAGAGGTAAAAGAAACATTAGAAAGATTTGAAAAAAATTTTGAAATTTATTATGAAAGAAATGGCTTTGATGAAATTTCTGATGAATACATGCAACAAATAGGAACTTTAAAATCAGTAATAAATATGTGTAATGAGTAGCGACTATTTCCAAAATAGAAACAGTCGTAAAAATCTAAGGTTGAACGATTTTGCTGATGCCAACAAAATGGATAGACATATAATAAATTCAATAGTTTAACATATTGCCGACGTCGGGAAGATGTCCAAAGTATAGAAAATAGGAGGAAGTAATGGAAAAAGAAAAGGTTTTAGAGATAGAAATAACTAAGATTAATGATACATACAGTTTAGCTAAAGTAACAAAAATAAATAGAAAAGTTATAGAAGAAAAAAAGAAATACTACTTCGGGTATGCAAATAGTTCGAACTTAGAAACTAACAGCATAC